AACACCGTTGTACATCAAGAAACGATCCACTGCACACCAGTAGAAAATGCCGTCGTACTCGATCACGCATTGACTGGACATGATGGAGGTCTGGCTTGTCAGTAGGTCATACTTCCAATAGAAGTTCAATCCGTTAACTGTGCTTGGTGTGTATGTCACGCGAATCAAGGAATCCAACGACCAAAACAGACCTGCAGGCGAGGTTGTGCCTCCACGCAGTGGTAGTCCCTTAACGATCTTACCAGTGGCAACGTTGTTTGCGTTAGCGTCAGCAGATACCCAATTTGAGAAGTCCCCAGCGGCTGAGTTCTGGATCAAACCGTTGTTACCGTAGACAAACAAATAAGGGTGCATCATGACAACACCACCAGATACGGAAATGTTGTTGTCAAACGTAACTGTGACGGTTCCAGTCGTCATTGCGGCTGAAGTTGTCAGCGTAGTTGTTGCACTGCCTGAGAAGGCCACACTAGTACCCACAGCACCGACTGTCTGCGTGTTATTGACGGTGTAGGTACCTATCCCCCCAATACCCGTTCCACGCGCTGTAATCGTCGTATTTGCAACAACACCAATTCCAACACCGCCAATGATGGTTTGACCTACTGTCAATGACCCGTCGTTAGCGGCGGTAACGGTCAATGTGGTGCCAACAATATACCCAGAGAAAGTTACGTTTGCAGTAACGTTTGTGTTGGTGATTGTGGTGCCTGCCGTGATACCAGTCCCAGAGATTGTTTGACCATTACCCACCAAATAGTTGGCACCATTGAGGATGATGGTAGATCCGTTCAGATAGCTACTTGCAACAGTGAACACGCCAACTGGAGCCAGTGTTGTTCCTGTGAAGTCACCAATCAATGGTTTTGTGTTGACGGTGGAGTCAATTGCCGCCAAGTTTTGACCGGGGTGTGCAATCAAGTTATTAACCGCACCGCCAGATGAGTCATAACCAATGTCAAACTGCCACAGATTATTGGCGTTTGTTGTAAACCCTGACAGCGTGAAATCAACTGGGCCAAACCCAATACCGTCATCGTTATCGGTTGTCCACTGCTGAAGGCCATCATAAAAACCTGCAACCACGTAGTTCAGACCGTCTTCGGACGTCATGGTCATGCCACGAGGAATACTTTCAGCGTTTAAGAATACGCCCTTGTATCCACCCATCTTGCGTGGCAAAGCATTCTGAAAGCGAACCCATTCACCGTCCACATAAGTAGAGGCGGCAAACAGGGTGCCGTCCCGTTGGATGCCGGGCTTTACCTGAAGTTGTATGACCTTCGCTGTCATTTAGAAAGTTCCGCCAAAAATACCAGTCGTAGCAGTTATTGTTGTACCTGAAATTGCATTTGTAACCGCCAACCCCGTAGAACTCAATGTCATGCCATTGGTTGCGTTAACTGCAAAGCCAATTTGATTAGATGCAGGCAAATACAAACCAGTTGTCGTACTTCCTGTGAAGTTCAAAGATGGCGCTAGGACTGAACCTGCCGCCAGTGTTGCTGACGAGAACGTACTTGATGAGTTGGACGTAGCACTGTAAACATTTGTACCATCGCAAACAACAAACGCTACTTGACCTTGGTTCACAACAAGAGTTGCTCCACCAACTACAGCCGTTTTAAACGTAAGCGTAAATGCGCCTGACGTATCATTTTGCAAAGAGTACAGTTGAACTGTAGAAGGCAAAACAACAATCTGATTCGATGTTAGAACACCCGAATACTCTTGAATAATGTTTGCCCCTTGAGCCGCTGTAAGCGTCAAAGTACCACCAGTTACCACTTGGGCTAACTGAGTAAACGCAAAGGTGTTTGATCGACCATATGCATAGGTGCTGTAACCTGTAGTTCCATTTGAAACAATCACCAAAGACTCAGTCAACTGTAGCTGTTGGTTTGCGTTGCCGTCAATTGTGTCTGTACCTACAGGTGTAAGGGTCAGAATACCACTGCCACTGTTTCGAATAATGGTGAACCAATTGTTTCCAACAGTAGCGGCGGAAGGGAGCGTAAACGATCCAACTCCGCTAGTCCACACGTTGAATTGAGCACGGTCTGTTGCATCGAGAACTGCACTGCTGAAATAGTTTGTGACGTTGTAGGCTTGATTCAATGTCAGCCCACTTGCCAACAAGCCATAACCTGCCAAGGCACTAGCATTTGCAGAAGATGTTCCTGCGCCAAAAACAACTGTTTGCCACACACCGTTTGTTGTGGAGTTGTTGGTCAAAAATATGAACTGAGAGATGCCTGAAGCAACCGCAATGATCGTATTTCCACTGTAGTCCGTTACAGTAAAAGTATTAGATCCAGTGTTACGAACGATCAATGATTGACCAGTGGAAACCTGTGAAGCAGGAGGTAGCTCAAGCAACCATCCTGTAGCAGTTCCAGATGATGTAGCAGTTACGTCAATGATGGAACTTGCAGGTGTTGCATCGTTGCCGTTGATAGGCCATTCAAGCTGAAGGTTAGCCGTCAGAGATATGGACTCGTAACTGACCTGAGACGGTGAAATCGTCTGACCTGAAAAGGGGTTTACATATGATGTCATGATCAATTATCCACGGCAATAGCTGAACGATCTGCGACACGCAGGGTATCTTCAGTTTTAAGGGCGGCTAAAGCTTCGTCAAACATTTGTTTCCAAAGCGCCAAACGCGCATCATTCTTGAGGAACGGCGCAGTCTGTTTTAATGTGCCAAACAGCATGGCATTGGGTGCATTCTGAGTCAGCCAATTTGTTTGAGCCGAAGACGACAACGGCTGTAAACGTGTGTAGCAAAGTGCTTCAAAAGCATAGGCTTGATTCGGTGTAGGAGCTACAATCCAATGCTCATAATCGTAGTCAGCGTAATACAAGGGTATACCTGTCGCTGTGACGTCCTGAGCATATGCGTTCAGATACTCCAATTTGCGAAGTAGTATGGGTTGCTTTGAACCTTCATTGGAAAGCGTCATTGACACTGTTTTACGCCAACGAGCAGGCTTGGCAATGACTGCATTACCAATGTTCATGGTAGCGTCTACCACTTCCATTTGACCCAAAGTCTTGATGTACTGGGCAATTTCAAACTCGCACAGCGTGATAAATGTCGGGATTGCTTCGACTACGGCGGCGTCTCTACGCTCCAGATACTGAAGCACCGTACTCGTCAGCGAGTCGTATGTCATTACCCAAGATGGAGTTGTTGCCATTTTATCTTCTCTGAGTTCGTTTATTCATTTTAGTCTGCCTTTTAGCTTGTGACAAGGCTACTTGCTTGCCACACCTTTGGTTTTCTCAAAAGAGCGCATACCAGCAATACCTAAAATTCCTGACAGGATAACCCACAGTTGGTCAGCTTCAAGCACTGGAGGTGGATCCATGCCCACAGGCACCCAACCCATAGCCTGTAAATACTTCCAAGCCCACTGAAACAGCGGGTAGGCTAGGAACTGGTAACCCATAGCCGCCACACCGATCCAACCGATGGCAGGACGCCAGCCGCTAACAAACACGCTAGATGACGCCGCTTCAATCTTGTTAACCTCGATCTGGGCTAGGTCTGTAGCTTGGTCTATTTTTTTCTCTTCAAGATCGAGCTTTCGTTGCTCAATCTCCATCTCCATCTTTTCTTTGTCGGTCGTGATTAGGTCGCCAGCAACCTTACCAACAGCTTCAATGATTGATCCAACGGCAAGCAAGCTCATTTCAAACCTTTCAGTGTGCGATTCAGCCAGCCCTTGAGGAACTTGACTTGCACGGGGTTCTTGTTGCAAATCTCAACGTATCTAGCAATTTTTGCCAAGGCGTATTGCTCCTTAAACCGTTGACCGTCTGGAATCTGGTTGAGACGCTCAATAGTCTTTGCCCCGATACCACCGTCAGGGGTAGCTCCAACGACCAATTGGGCGAGCTTCACAGCCATTCCCATGCCTGCATTTACACCAAAGTTAAAGATGGTGTTGGCTACGTCTTGGTTTGCAATCTCGTTACCACGCATCTTGTCCCAGAACTCCACACGGTAGAACTCACGCACCATAGGCGTCAAGGAACCACCAAACTCTTTACGATCTACCAATGCCCAACCTTGCCACTGTGGGTTCTTGTTTCGGGCAATACCAGCGTAGGTCATGCCACCTGTGTCGCCGGGTACTTCGTGTAACAAATAGCCGCCCTCGTCGGTAATCATTTGCTCAAAAGCAGGTTCAAACTGTGCCATGTTATTTAGCCATTTCAGTTGATGCTAGGTTGATACGAGTCTTAACAGCGCCAAGGTCTTGTGGTTCTTTGGTAAACCCAACAGAGACATAGCCCTCAAACGCGCCCATTTCGGGAGGAATAGAGCCACGGCAGATGTAGTTCACGCCCTGTTTCTCTTCCCAGTCCGATGTTTTTCCAGAGGCAACCAGCTTGTCGCAATGCACCTCGCCATTCATCATGGCAATGACGGCGGCATTACGGGTAGCATCTTTGCCAAAAAGAGTGGAGTTGTAACCATCAAGAGTAGTGTCTCGACCCTTTGGGCCATACGAAAGAAGCGTGACCCTGCTGTTTACAACAAGCGCCACCTTGTGAACCAATACAGTTTCAGCTTCTAAATCTTTCTTGAGTCTTTCAGCTACGTGCTCCAACACTTTGATTTCTTTAAGCTGAGGCTGATGGCTTGAATTTGTGATGGCGTTAAGAATGACTGTTCGAGAGTCCCAAGCAAAGTAACCAGCAAAGAACAGGAACGACAACAGGATTACCGTGAACAGCTTGAAAGGATTGTCTACCCACTCAATTAAACCAATTACTTTGCCAACGGTGCTGTCGTCTTTTTTAACTTCAGGCTTAGGCGCTGGAGTTTCCACTTTGGGCTTAGGCGTCCTGCGCTTTACAGGAGCTACCTTAGCTGGGGGTTTCTTTGCTGTGACCATGTTCAAACCAATATGTCTATTTTGCGGTTAGTAAAAATCTCAAGGCTCAGTTGATTTCGTTCTGCTTTCTTTACGTACAACTCAAACTCAAGATCATCAATTTTGTCCTTCACCTTCTTCATCTTTAGGGCTTGCTTGTATTCCTCTTCAAGCCGCTGTGTCCTACGTTCAAGCGCATCTGTCTTAGTCGGATAGTCGGCGACATCCAGCATTGGATACCACTTGTGTATGGGCGGAATCATTGTGAATAAAGATCCAATAGATGTAATTTATAGGCACTGCCAACCAAAGCAGTATTTCCAGTACATCAATCATTTCTTCTCCCGCTCAAGTGCATCTTTATATCCATGAACAACTTTGTTACGTAGCCATGTGGAATCTGAAGCACCAGCCCACTCTGCCAGATTGTTCCAAATAACCACGTATTCTGAAGCTTTGCAGTGGTTGGCATTCTGATCGAGCCACGCCATCATTTGCTTGTGGCGCTCGGTTGGATCGTGTACTGTGTAACCAATCCCGTAGAACTCGCGGACGTGACAGCCATTCTTGGCTACGGCTCCAACTAGCCCTAACAACAGTAACAGCAAGAACCAGCGCATTTACCATATCCCAGCCCATGCAATCATGTAAGTGCAGAAAGCCACAAAAAATAAGATTGAGATGGCGGCTACTACAACTTCCACCCAATCCCACATGCTATAGCCCCAAAATCTTTTTGACGAGTTCTCCAGCAACGCCGGGGCCGAACAGGACGCACACGATCACCCCATACAAGAGGTACTCAATCTTCGTCATGCGCTTGTCCCCATCACGCAAAGAGCGATCTATGCTGTTGTAGCGTTCGGTACAGATGGCTTCATGTACGGCAAGCTTTGTCTCTACTGTTTCCATGATCAGAAAGTAATAGAACCAGAAGCTGTAAACTTGTAGACCCGAAAGCCTCCAGCCACAGTAATTGTTGGTGAACCTGTTGTAGCTGTTGCGGCTATGAATGTGTCTGGATAACGAAGGATGACAATACCTGAACCACCAGCGCCACCAGTTTTAGCAGTACCTGTAATATTACCTGCGCCACCACCGCCACCACCTGTATTTGTTGTTCCAGCGCCCCCTGCCACATCTCTCGCACCCCCATTACCACCCCCACCAACACCACCCGATGCGCTAACTCCTACGGTGTTTCCACCACCACCACCACCGCCTGCATAAGTGGTGACTGTTCCGGAAATGGCTGAAGCAATACCTGCTCCGCCGTTACCGCCGGTATAAGTTTCTGTAGCACGAAGACCAGCAGTACCTGCGCCACCACCGCCAGTGCCGGGGCCGGTTACCGCGCTAACATTAGACCCTCCGTCATTTCCTTGCCCTGAAGTCGCAGTACCTCCAACACC